GGCCAGACCAAACCGATCGTGCTGTCCCGGGACGGGATCGTCCTCGCCGGGAACGGCACCGTCCTCGCCGCCAGGGAACTCGGCTGGGACACCCTCGCCGCCGTCCGCGTGCCGCTCGACGGCGAGCAGGCCCGCGCCTACGCGATCGCGGACAACCGCGCCGCGGAACTGGCGGAATGGGACTACGAGGCTCTCGCCGGTCTGATGAAAGACCTCGACCACCGCGACCTCATCGGGTGGTCGAGCGAGGAGATCGACGACGTTCTCGGCGCTCTCGTCACCGACGAGGAGGAGGACGGCGAGGACGATCCTGCGGAGCCGACCGTCGACCCGGTGTGGCCCGGGGAACCCGACTTCGACATCCCGCTGCTGCGGCTCGATCGCCAGGCACAGACGATCGAGCATCCGGTCGTTCGCTGGGGCGCGCTGAAACGGAAGACCAAGGTCAACGGCACCTACCACTTCTACACCGATGACCGGAAATTCGGCACCCTGTTCGATGAGCCGACGCAGTTGCTGCTCTCCGGTTGCCCAATCGCCGTCGAACCAAACTACACGGTGATCTCGACCACACCTCGAGCCGTCGCGCTGTGGGCGATCTACCGGAAGCGATGGCTCGCGCGACTCTGGCAGCAGCACGGGGTGCTGATCGTCGTCGACTTGAACCTCGGCGCGCACGAAGACATCGCGCTGCTTGGGGTGCCACCAGGGTGGGGCGCCTACTCGACGCGGTGTCACGCCGACGGCGAGGACAGCATCGAGCGGATCAAAAGGCACCACGCGATGGCGGTCGAGCGCTGCGGCGCGAAACCGCACCTCTTCGCGGTGTTCGGAGGCGGAAAACGGGCGAAAAATCTCTGTTCGCAGGAGGGATGGACGTGGATCATGGAAGACGCGCAGGCCCACCGCTGAGAAAAGTCAGCGGATCGGCGTCGAACGCAGGTGGAGGTCGAGCCGAAAAGGGTCGGAAGGGTCGGTCGGTGCGAATTCGGGTCGAAAAACCCGGGAAAAAGCGCCTTCCGAAAGGTCGAAAGCGCACCGTGAGGCGAAAGACGACCCGCCGCAGGAAGCCGACGTGACGAAAGAGCCGCCGCTGAACACGAAGGCGCTCTCGATCGAGCAGCTCGCCGACTTTTTGACCCGCGCGGGCGGCTCGGACGTGTCCACGAGCGACATCGAGGACGATCTTCGCGCCGGTGCGCCGCGAAACGATGACGGGACGATCAACCTGCTGCACTACGCGGCGTGGCTCATGGGGTGATGCGTGAGCGAGTTCTCGTGGTTCATTGCGGCGACGCTTTTTGCCACCTACGTCGTGGTCGACGTGCTGTACGCGCTCTACATCGTGTGCGTTGAGCGCCGGGACGCGCTTCGCGCCGCTGCTCTGTCGGCAATTCTCTATTCGCTGCTCGCGTTCGGCGTCGTGACCTACTCCAAAAACACGCTCTACCTCATCCCGATCGCCGCTGGTGCGTTCGTCGGCACATACGTCACCGTCCGATACCAGGGGTGAGGCTCGATCATGGACGCAACAAGCCTGACACCGGCCGAAGCCGCGCGCCTGCTCAACTCGACGCCGCTCGGATCGGTCGCGAGCGCCGCGAAAGTTCGCCGCCACATCGAGAAGGGAGGCGTCCGCGTCGGAGACGGCGGGAAGGTTCACCTGGGCCGGTACATCGCGTGGCTCCGCGGCGAACGAACTCGCGCCGCAGATGACGCCGCGAAGTACGCTGCCCACAAGGAGCGAATGGCCGCGAAGCAGCGGCAGCAGTCGGAGTCGGCTCGAGACATCGCGAATGGCCCGTGGGTACGTCCCCCGGAAGACCCCGATCGCCGGAAGCGCTGCGCAGAATCGTTCCGCGCGTTCTGCGACACCTACTTTCCCGAAACCTTCAAGATTCCGTTTTCGCCCGACCACTTGAAAGTGATCGAGCGGATCGAGGCCGCGGTGCTGCGGGGCGAACTGTTCGCGCTCGCCATGCCCCGTGGCTCGGGGAAGACGACGCTCTGCGAGGTCGCCTGCATCTGGGCGCTCGTCTCCGGTCACAGGGATTTCATCTGCTTGATCGGCGCGGAACAGAACAGCGCCCACGAGATGCTGACGGCAATCCGGGTCGAACTTGAGAACAACGACCTCCTCGACGCGGATTTCAGCGAGATCACCGGGCCGATCCGGGCGCTGGAGGGCATCACGCAGCGGGCCGGTGGGCAGATTTTCAACGGTCAACGCACCGCCATCCTGTGGACTGCCGACCAACTGTCACTTCCGGCGCTGCCACCGCTGCCGTGGTTTGGCGACCAGCGCCCGCCTGGCGGCGGCTCGATCGTCCGCGTCGCTGGCATCACGGGTCGCGTCCGCGGCATGAAGGCGAAACTCCCCGACGGCAGGAGCGTCCGACCGTCGCTCGTGCTGGTGGACGATCCGCAGAGCGACGAGTCGGCGCGGAGTCCCAGCCAATGCGCGACCCGGGAAGCGATCCTCGCTGGCGCCGTCCTCGGTCTCGCAGGCCCGGGGAAGCGGATCGCCGGTCTCTGCACCGTCACGGTGGTGCGGCCCGACGATATGGCCGACCGCATACTCGACCGTAACAGGCACCCAGAGTGGCAGGGCGAGCGGACGAAACTCGTCTACTCGTGGCCGATCCGGATGAACCTCTGGAACGAGTACTTTGAGCTGCGGCGGGAGGGGCAGCGGTCGGGCGCAGGCACCGGCGCCGCCGATGCGTTCTACACGGCGAACCGCGAGGAGATGGACGAGGGCGCGGTGGTCGCGTGGGAGCATCGGAAGCACGAGGACGAACTGAGCGCGATCCAGCACGCGATGAACCTCCGCTGCGACCGCGGCGAGGCGGCTTTCGCAAGCGAGTTTCAGAACGACCCCCTGCCCGACATCGCGTCGGATCTCGACTTGATGACCGCAGCGGAGATCGCAGCGAAGACGAACGGCTACCCGGCTCGAGAAGTTCCGCTCGCCGCGGAGCATCTCACCGCGTTCATCGACGTGCAGCAGGGTCTCATGTGGTACGTCGTGGTCGCGTGGGCGAAGAATTTCACCGGCTACCTCATCGACTACGGGACGTGGCCCGACCAAGGCCGCGCCTATTTCGTCCTGCGGGACGCAAAGACACGCTCCAGAACAGGTTTTCGGCCGACGGGCTGGAGCGGCAGATTTTCGCGGGACTGACGAACACTTGCGGGGAATTGTTGTCGCGGGAACACCGCCGCGAGGACGGGACTCGGATGCGGATCGAGCGGTGCCTCATCGACGCGAACTGGGGGCTGTCGACCGAGACCGTCTATCAGTTCTGCCGCTCGTCGCCGTTCGCCATGCAGGTCATGCCGTCGCACGGTCGGTACGTCGGCGCGGCCGGGAACCCGTTCAGCGAGTACCAGAAGAAACCTGGCGACCAGATCGGCGTGAACTGGCGAATGCCAGCGCTCGGCACGAAGCGGACGATCCGGCACGCGCTTTTCGACACGAATTTCTGGAAATCCTTCCTGCTCGCGCGGCTCCGCAGCCCGCTCGGCACCCCGGGGTGCCTGACGCTGCACACCGGCCGCGACCACGGGATGATCGCCGACCACCTCACGTCGGAGGTGCCGGTTCGCGTCACCGCTCGCAACCGGACGATCGATGAGTGGCAACTGCTCCCCGGCAGGGACAACCACTGGCTCGACGGCGCGGTCGGGTGCTGCGTGGCTGCGTCGATGCTCGGCTGCGAAACCACGGGCGCCGAAAAGGCGCAGCCCCGCCGCCGCGCGGCGCTGTCGGCGTCGGACATCGCTGCGGCGCAGGCGAAATGGGGGTGACCGATGTCGGAGATGGTTCCCTTCATCGAGCTGACGCTGGAACGCGGCGACGGTCACACATGGATGCTTCGATTCAAGGCCGATTCGCTGCCGCAGGCTGTAGACGCGGTATTCGCGTGGTTCCTCGACACAGACGAGTTTTCCGCAAAGCACCTCGGCGAGTTCCTCGCGGCGATTATCGAGGAGGCTGTCGGTCAGGGAATCGTCTCCAATGAGGCTCGAGACTATGCCGCGAAGATCATCAAACTGATCCCGCACCTAAAAGCCCCCTACCCGACGAGGGTCAATCTGATGCGGGCGGTGGTTTTGGCTCTCATAGACTCGCCTAGATGAGCGCCGACGAAGTTTCCCGCGTCGAGCAGGCTGCGAACACGCCGCGACGCGCGCGCACGGCGGCCGGTGAGGTCGAGCAGCACATGCTCGCCGACCAGATCGCGGCCGACCGCTACATTTCCGCAAAGCGGCTGTCGAGTCCGTTCAACGCGCTGCGTTTCGGCTCGGTCGTCCCGCCGAATGCACTCGGCGACTACGAGCGGAACGACTACCTGCCGCCGCTGCCGCCGCCCGGGGGGCGCTGATGGGCCTGCTCGACTTTTTCCGGTCGAAGCCCGCGCCGCAGCCGCCGCAACCGGCGATCTCTGCGCGGTATGACGCCGCCCAGACCAACGACAAGAACGTGTTCCACTGGGCCGAAAGCGACCTGCTTTCGGCGACCGCGGCGAACACACGCGCGGTGCGGCAGACGCTGCGGCGCCGCGCCCGGTACGAGTCGGCGAATTCGTCCTACTGCCGCGGCATCGTCCTGACGCTCGCGAACGACACGATCGGCTGCGGCCCGACGCTGCAACTGAAGACGGCGTCGGAAGACGCGGACGACGTGATCGAGACAGCCTGGGAGCGGTGGTGCGAAGAGGTCGCGCTCGATGAGAAACTGCGGATCATCGTGCAGTCGACGTGCGTCGACGGCGAGGTCTTTGGCCTGTTCATCACGAACAACGCGCTGAAAGGCCCGGTGAAACTCGACCTCAAACTGATCGAGGCCGACCAAGTCACGACGCCGGTTCCGAAACTCCAGATGACGCAGCCGGTCGACGGCATCGAACTGGACGAGCGGACGAAGGAACCGCGCTACTACCACCTGCTGAAAAATCACCCGGGCGATATGTTCGTTACGCAGATTTTGGAATTCGACCGGATTCCGGCGTCGCGGATCGTCCACATGATGAACCGCGACCGCCCCGGGCAGCAGCGAGGCATCCCAGAGATCACCGCGGCGATCCCGCTGTTCGCGCAACTGCGTCGGTTCACCGGCGCGGTGCTGGAGAGCGCGGAGGCGAACGCGAGCATCGCTGGCATCTTGAAGACGACCGCACCGCCGAATGAGGCGCAGCCGGTCGAGCCGTTCAGCCCGATCAAACTCAACCGTGGCTCGATCATCGCGATGCCAGACGGCTGGGATATGCAGCAGGCGTCGAGCGCATCGCCGAATGCGACTTACGCGATGTTCAAAAACGAGATCATCAACGAGATCGCCCGCTGCATCTCCATGCCTTTTAACGTCGCAGCCTGCAACTCCGCGACCTACAACTACGCAAGCGGGCGACTCGACCATCAGGTCTACGGGCGGTCGATCAAGGTAAAGCGGTCGATTTTGGAGAGCCGCGTCCTCGCGAAAGTGTTCTTCGCGTGGCTCGAGGAAGCGATCCTCGTCACGCCCGCGATCATCCCAGACTCGGCTGGAGATCCAGACGAGTGGATTCTTCAGTGGGCATGGGACAGCGGCGAACACGTCGACCCGCTCAAGGAAGCGAACGCGCTCACGATCCGTTTGCAAAATAACATGACCACGTTCGCGACTGAGTACGCAAAGATGGGTCGCGATTGGAAAGTCGAACTGCGGCAGCGAGCCGCGGAGCGAGAGTTTCTGAAGGAACTCGGTCTCGATGACCCGACGCCGCAGCAACAGCAACAGCAGCAGCAAGATGCCGCAGCCCCAGATTGAGGCAGCCGCCGACCTGTGCTTCGGCGCCGACGTGACGATTCACGCCGCCGCGCAGCCCGGCGCGTCCTCGCGTCGGTTCGATATGGTCGCCTACACGGGCGCACCGATGCGGCTGAAGGGCTACCGCGCTCCGGTCGTCGTCGACCTGGCTGGGCTGAACGTGCCTTCCCAGAACCGCCCGATCCTGCTCGATCACGACTCGTCGGTCGACTCGATCGCCGGTCAGAGCGACTCGATCACGGTGATGGACGGCAAACTCCGCGTCGCTGGCGAGATTCTCGCCTCCGACGGTCGCGTCGCGAAGGTCGCCGACCTCGCCGCGAGCGGTTTCCGGTGGCAGGCGTCGATCGGCGCCACCCCGGATCGCGTCGAGGAACTCCGCGCGGGCGACACCGCGCTGGTGAACGGACAAGAGGTGCGTGGCCCGCTCGCCGTCGTGCGGCAGGCCACGCTCCGAGAAATCTCGATCGTGGCAATGGGTGCCGACGATCGGACTGCCACGCATGTACTCGCGGCGAGTGCCGCACCCCAGGAGAACGACGAGATGTCCGACGAGCAGAACACGCCCGCCACCACGTCGACCGCCGCCCCGGTGCAGGCCACCGCCGCCACCACGCCCGCCGCCCCGGCGCCCGCCGCCGCACCGGCGCTCCCGGCCGACCTGCTCGCGACGATCGAGACGCTCGGCAACGAGGTGAAGAACCTCAAGCTGCACTACGTCCGCGACGCCCGCCCCGCGGCCCCGGCCGCGCACATCGCGCCGCAGGTCAACGCCGACGTGCTGGAGGCCGCGCTGTGCCTCGGCGCCGGTCTCCCGTCCGCGGAGGTCGAGAAGGAGTTCGACGAGCCGACGCTGGAAGCCGCCAACCGCTCCTACCGCCGCGGCATCGGCCTTCAAGAACTGCTCATCGAAGCCGCGCGGATGAACGGCTACCAGGGCCGCGGCGTGTGCAACGATGACACGCTCCCCGACCTCCTCAAGGCGTCGTTCTCGACCGCGTCCATCCCGGGCCTGCTGTCGAACGTCGCCCACAAGTTCCTGCTGGCCTCGTTCAACGCCGTCGATCAGTCGTGGCGGCAGGTCGCCACGACCCGGAGCGTCACCGACTTCAAGACCTATTCGTCCTACCGCCTGACGGGCGGCATGACGATGGAACCCGTCGGCCCCGGCGGCGAGATCAAGCACGGGACGTTCGGCGAGGTCGCCTACACGAACTCGGCCAGCACCTACGGGAAGATGCTCACGATCACCCGGCAGATGCTGATCAACGACGACCTCGGGGCGCTCACGCAACTCCCTGGCCGACTCGGCCGCGGTGCCGCGATCGCGTTCAACGGGCAGTTCTGGTCGGAGTTCCTCGCCGACAACTCGACGTTCTACACGACGGGTCGCGGCAACTACATGAGCGGCTCGACGACCAGCCTGTCGGTCGACAGCCTCACGCAGGCCGAAGTGCTGTTCATGAGCCAGGTCGACCCCGACGGCAACCCGATGGCGATCGCCCCGTCGATCCTCCTCGTGCCGCCGTCGCTCTACGTTCCCGGCACCGTCCTCATGCGGTCGACCGAGATCCGCGACACGACGGCGTCCACGAAGTACCCGACGATCAACCCGCATTCGGGCAAGTTCTCGATCGTCCAGACCCAGTACCTCAACACGGCGTCAGTCCCCGGCGGGTCGGCGACCCACTGGTTCCT